CTAGCGCGTCTCCGGAGGCTGTCGTGTCCGTTTCTGACGCCGCCGCGACGGGTGACCGCGCGGCGATCTTGGCAGCGATCCGCGACAACCTGGCCGCGCGCCTCGACGACCCCGAGATTCGTGACGCCGCCTCTGTGGCGCGTCAGCTCGTCGGGGTTTTGGATGCGCTGGCTGAGGGGCCGGCCGAGGAGGCCGATTTCATTGATGATCTGCGAGCAAGGCGTGCAGCTGCCGAGGCTGTCAAGCGTTCCGCCAAGAGCTGACTCCGCTGGCGCCGACGCGGTCGCGTTGTGCGCGTCTGCTGGGCTAGTGCTTGACCCGTGGCAGGCGTTCACGATGGAGCAAATGCTAGGCCGCCGCGACGATGGGACGTGGTCGGCGTTTGAGGTTGGGCTAGTTGTTGCTCGCCAGAACGGCAAGGGCGCCGTGCTTGAGGCCCGCGCCCTGGCTGGTCTTTTCATGCTCGACGAGTCGTTGATCCTGTGGAGCGCGCACCAATTCAAAACGGCACGCGAAGCGTTTCGCCGCATGGTGTATCTCATTGAGAACACGCCCGCACTGAAATCGCGCGTGAAGAATATCCGCACCTCGCACGGCGAAGAGGGTGTCGAACTCAAGACCGGCCAACGGTTGCAATTCGTGGCGAGGTCGAGGACGAGTGGCCGCGGCTTCACTGCCGACGTCGTCATCCTTGACGAGTGCCAGGTGCTGGACGCCGAAGACATGTCGGCGCTCATTCCGGTGCTATCAACCCGGCCGAATCCGCAAGTGATCTACACGGGCACGGTCGACGATCAGGCCACGCACCTGCGCGGCTTGCGCGAACGCGCGCTGACTGGCACCGACGCGTCGCTCTGCTATCTGGAGTGGAGTGCGCCCGAGGAGTCCGACCCGGCCGACCCGGAGGCGTGGGCGGCGGCAAACCCGGCGATGGGCATCCGCATCTCAGCCGAGCACATCGGCCGCGAGCTCGCCGCGCTCTCAGGCGATGTCGACTGGTTCCGCCAAGAGCGCTTGTCGATCTGGCCTAAGCGCGTGCCCGATGGCGTCTTCAACGATGACCAATGGTCGGCGTGCCAGGACGAGGCCAGCGTCATGCTCGACCCCGTATGTTTCGGTGTCGACGTAAGCCTCGACCGCTCATGGTCGGCGATCTCGGTGGCCGGCCGTCGCGACGATGGACTGACGCACGTGGAGCTCGTCGACTACTGGCGCGGCACGTCGTGGGTGGTAGAGCGTGTGCGCGAACTGGTGGAGCGTTGGTCTCCTGGCGCCGTCGTTGTTGACGCTGGTGGGCCTGCTGGTTCGTTGCTCGCTGACTTTGAGTCGGCGCGCGTGCCCGTTGTCCTGACTTCGGCGCGCGATGTCGCGCAAGCCTGCGGCGGCTTCTTCGACGCCGTCGACGGCGGCTTCCTTCGCCATATCGGCCAGCCCGAACTCTCGGCCGCCGCGCTCTCGGCGCGTCGTCGACCTCTCGGTGATGCGTGGGCGTGGGCTCGCAAGTCGTCTACCGATGTTGACATTTCGCCGCTCGTCTCGGCGACCTTGGCGCACTGGGCTTCCCGCTCGGCTGTCGCCACACTGCCCGCAATCGTTGACCCTTGGAGCCTTGATGAGTGAGCGTCTCGCACGGCTGCGCGACCTCGGCACATCGCTACTCGAGGTCGCGGGCGCTGTCTCAATTTGCTATGGCATCGGACTACTACTCGGCGTCGCAGCCGCGCTCATTGTCGGCGGCGTCTTCGCTGGCGCTGCTGGCTACCTGCTCGGAGGCGATGGCCGATGAGCCTGTTACGTCGTGGCGTCGAGGCCCGCTCGCTCGGCCAGTTCAACAACTACGTGACGCCGTTCACATCGATGTACGGCCAGACGTCGGTGTCAACTTCGGCAGGCGAGCGGGTCGATGAGGTGTCAGCGCTTGGGCTTACGGCCGTCCTACGGTGCGTCACGCTGCTCGCTGACACCGTCGCGTCGTTGCCGTTGCGTGCCTACCAGGTGACGCCCGACGGCTCGCGACACGCGATGCCCGTGCCCTCGGTGCTGACGTCACCCGATGTTGAGTCCACCGGCTTTGAGTTGATCCATTCGACGATGGCCTCACTCGGTCTGCACGGTAACGCGTATCTGCTTTTGGACCGTGACCGCGCGGGTAACACTATTGGAATTGTTCCGTTGCACCCGTACCAAATGCAGGTTCTTCCAGATAAGTCGGCCAACCGTCGCCGGTATTTGCATCTAGGCACTGAGATTCCAGCCGATGATGTTATTCATTTGCGTTGGCTGACGCCGCCGCAGTCTCTCGTCGGTGTCTCACCGTTGATTCAGTCGCGCCAGATTGTCGGGCTCGGGCTTGCGATGGATCGTTTCCTCGCCCAGTTCTACGGCGACGGCGCAACACCGTCGAGCGTGTTGGAGTCTGAGAAAGACTTGACCACCGAACAGGCCCGCACGCTCGTCGCAACGTGGGATTCCGCGCATCGCAAACACCGCAAGCCTGCGGTTCTATCAGGCGGCTTGAAGTGGCGCAGCGTCACGGTGTCGGCATCGGATCAGCAGATGGTGGAGATGCGCGAGCAGGTCGTTCGCGATGTCGCGCGCGTATATGGCATCCCGTCGCACCTCATCGGCGCCAATGGCGATTCGCAGACATACCAGAACGTCGAGCAAGCCTCGCTGAATTTCTTGATGCACACTGTCACGCCGTGGCTGCGACGCATTGAGATCGGCCTATCGCGCATCTTGCCGCCTGGCGTCGACGTCGCTTTCGACACTGCGGCGATGCTGCGTACCGATGCGCTCACCCGTGCGCGCGTCGGCCAGATACAAGCGATGACCGGTACGCGCTCACCCAACGAGCTGCGCGCCCTCGATGGCATGGAACCTTACGCCGGCGGCGACGTTTTTCACCAGGCGATGCCGGGCACACTGACCGCCGATTCGCAGCCACTCGGCGAAGACGCCGACACCGCGGCGCCCGTCATGGGCGTGCTCGGTGGCTGAGACATTCCGGCCGCCTCGGGCCGCACTAGCCGAGGGCGTCATTCCTGATGGACCGCTGAACCTAGCGGGCGTTATCGCGTTGCGTGGGGCAACCGGCGAAACCGGCGCCTGGGCGTCTCGAATCGCGGCCGACCTTGAGACTCGCGCCGCTCACCTGAAGGAGTCCAGCATGGATGCACCCGAGAGCCGCGCCGCCTACGGCATGGACGGCATGGACATGAACCCGGTCGCGCACGGCATTATGGCGTGCGATGCCGCGCTTGACGCCGCGCAGTCACTCATCGCCGGCAACCTTGACCCCAACGTGCAACAGGCTTACTACCTGATCTGCGCCGCCGACGCCGCACTTGACGAGGCGCAGGAAGCCCTCGGGCTGATGGACGCCGACGACGAAATGGCCGAGCCCGTTGAGCCGATGGAGCCCGCGCCCCGCGCCGAGGAGCTCGTGCTGGAGTCTCGCCGCGGCTTGCTCGCCGCCGCTGAGCGCATCACCGTCGACGCTGAGGTGCGCGCACTCACCGATGGTGGGATGCGGATCGGCGGTTACGCCGCAAAGTTCAACCGCGAGGCGACCGGCCTAGCGTTCCGTGAAGTCATCGCACCTGGCGCGTTTACTCGCTCGCTCGCCAGCGCCGAGCCCGTCTACCTGCTGGTTAACCACGACACCGACCAGTTGCCGCTAGCGTCGACGCGCTCGGGCACGCTCGCGCTATCTGAGGACAACGTCGGCCTGTACATGACCGCCGACCTCGACCCGTCCAACCCTCGCGCCGCCGAATTGCACTCGGCACTATCGCGCGGCGATGTCGAGAAGATGTCATTTGCTTTTAGCATCGCGCCCGGTGGTGAGTCCCGAGACTCGGGCCTACGCACCCTCACCGACCTCAACCTGTTCGAGGTCAGCGTCGTGACGTGGCCCGCCTACGACGACACCGAGGTCGGCGTTCGTTCTGAGCAGTCGGCCGGTCTTTTTTTGCGCCGCCGCCTTGCAGCCGCGCACCTGAACTACGTCAAGTAGTTCCCAAATTCCACCCGCCACCCGGCGGGTCTTTGCCCCCGGCGCGTCTGCCCTGGCGGCTCCACGCACTAAAACTTTAAGGAGTTTGTTATGAGCAAGATGCTCACCAACCTCCGCGAATCTCGTGTTGCGGCTGTTGCCGCTGCCGAGGAGCTGCTCGCCGCCGAGCCGACCGTTGAGTCGCTCGACGCCGTAGAAGCTCGCACCGCGGAAATCAAGGACCTCGACGCCAAGATCGAGATGGCCCAGGCGCTCGAGGAGCGCACCGCTCAGGTCGTCGAGGCTCGCGAAGAGTCAGGCGTTCGCCTGTTCGGCTCGGCCCACGTCGGCCGCGAGCCGATGACGTATGAGGACCGCGGCGAAAATTCATTCGTCAAGGACATGATTCGCGCTCACACTCGCAACGACTCCGACGCGTGGACGCGGCTTAACCGTCACGCCGAAGAGGCCGCAGTCGAGATGCGCGCGATCAACACCACCGACACCTCCGGTGGCGACCTC